GAATTCACTCCCAGCCCGGCCTCTCAGGAGTTCTTCCTTCTGGGTGATGATGGCTGGAGAGATTCCGTGGGTGTGACACAAGCTGGTGAGCTGGCGTGCTCCGCCTTCTTTATTAACAGCTTGACCGCCGGCGTACCAAATGCCGACATCGATGGTTCTCTGGCCCTCGTCATTGCGGCAGAGTCTAATCCTGACGTTGAAGTCTGGGTAGAGGCGCTTACCTACCTTGGTGCGGACTCTACCGCCAAACATAAATACCACATGCGCGCGTTCCAAGCATGCGTGACTGGAGTGTCTGAGGCTGCACCATCCGACGGCCTGATCGAATATTCCTGGACATTCCAGTCCCGAGGCGAAGTTTGGTCCGGTATTTTTGACAACGGCACCTCCAAGCTGTCGGTGTACTGATGCAATTTGACTTGCTGGTCTCAGAGGACAAGCGGTCATACTTCATCAACTCTCGAAAGGAGGGGATGGTGTTGGAAGTGGGGGCTTCGTACCTCGCTCCCAATACCTCCTCTCCTTTAACACTTGAAGGCGAGGGTGTTAAATTATCGGTGGTCCTTCCCTTAGAGTGTGTAGACAGTTCAGAAGAGCTTGTCGCATCTCAAATGTCCTACTTCATAAACTAATGAGCAAATACTCCAAGCTCTACTACGGCGACAAGGAATACCACGAAATCCCGCCGTTTCGCTTTCCCATCTTCAAAGACTTGGTAGCTGGAGAGGCTGAAGGAATTGAAGATATGGCCCGAAAGCAGGCCAGCAATACTTACGCTCTGATCCGAATCGCCCGACAAGTATCAGCGAAAAAAGGTTGCAGCATCAAAGAAGCTCTGGACCTCCTGGGTTCGGCTGATGTAGAAGACGACAGCATTTACGAGTTTGCCGACGAGCTTGCCTCCATCCAAGCGGAGAGCACCAACGTAGCCGAGCAGAAGATCGACATGGTAACGCTGTTTATGCGCTACCGAGGCGAATACCGAGAAGGGAAACAGTGGAAGCTAACAGACGACTGGGCAAAAGATGATACTCGGGAGATGCCCAATAAAATCCTAGATAGTGTCTTCGAGTTTATTGGCTGGGAGAAGAACGGTTGGCCTGAGCCCGGCGAATCTGAGGAAGACTCGGGAAACTAAGTGAAGAGGATGCTATCGAGCAACAGACCAAGTACTACCAACAAGTCCTAAGTACCGAACCGCTCGACATCCTCTCCCTCTACACAGAGTTCCGGGGCTCGTTCTTCTCCTCCGATTACGATAGGCAGCAGTTCCTGCGGTTGCCCCTAGGGTACATTTACGAGCTTTTGAAAAGAAACGCGGAGCACGAGAAGAAGCGCGCAAATATCTACTCAATCTCAACCGCACGCCTTACAAGTGTTATCTTGGCGATTGCAAATGGATTCAGCGGCAATAAGTCGGAATGCAAGGTCAAGATCGACGAATTACTACCGTTCCCGCTAAATGCAGAACAGCACGAGCGGGATCAAGAGACGAACAGAATCTACAAAGAGTTGATTAAAAGCGGTCGCGTTCCACTCCATGTAATTGGAGCCCTCAACAAGGTAATTGATATCTAGCCCCGATAATATAGAACTACGCAAGGGAAAGAAGTGGCTAGTCTCGGCGAACTTACTCTTTTTATCTCTGCCGAGTCAAACCAGGCAGTCAAGAATATCCAGCAGGTCAGCAAGTTAGCTGACCAGGCTACTCTTGACCGCAAGCTCAATATCAATACCAATGCCACGCAGGTAGCTCGCGACCTCGGGCAAATTTCAACCGCCTCAGATCGAGTTGGTCAGTCCGCGTCTGTAACATCACAGCAGCTCAAGAATTTAGGAGCCAGCTTTGACGCACAGCGGATAGCGAAAGAATTTATCTTCTTGGACGACAAAATCCAAGAAGCTGGGAGGAGTGTAGATAAACTACGCAAGACACTTGACACAGTTGGCTTAGGTGGCATCAATAAGGCCGTTGACTCCGCCGCCCTAACGCTCACGGCAAGATTCAAGCCTGAATTACTTGAGGAGCAGATTAGAAAGGGCGTCGTAGACGGTGTATCAGCAGGTGCAGATACCACAAAGAGGATTCTCTATAAGAACTTCTTCTCCGGGGTTAGCGAAGGCGTTAGAGACGGCGTAAACACCCTTGCGAAGATCGGCTTTGCAGGTCAGGGTCTGCTATTCATCGTTGAGCCGATCAAAGCGGCATTTAAGGGGCTCTTTGACTTCACCATTGGGCAGAATATCCAGCTTAGGGACACAATCCTCGCCACCCAGACGACTCTGGCAACCACTCTTGATGTGGTGGGGAATAACGGGCAGAAGATCACTGATCCCTTTGAGAAGATTGTTGCACTAGAAAAGCCAGTCAATGATGCAATCGAGTCAATCCGAATTCGCTCACTGAAACTGGCTGGTGTGACCTCAAGCCAGGTCATCGACGTGTTCAGCGTTGTGGCCACGAATGTTGGTCAGATAAACGGTGATCTCAAAGATGCAGAAAATCTGGCAATTGCATTCACGGCTGCCCTAGGCACGCTGGGTATCCCTCTGTTCCAGGCCCGCCAAGAGATCGGATCAATCCTCGGCGGCTACATCACAGAGGACTCGTTGCTCGCCAAGCGACTGGGTATCACCAACAAGGATATTCAGAAGGCCAAAACAGATGTTGGGGGTGTTACCAAGTTCTTGCTGGACAAGCTAAAAACAGCAGAGGCAGGTCAAGCAATCCTGGCACAGGGATTCCGAGGTGTCACCTCAAACATTCAAGAGCTGTTTGAACTAGTGGGTTTAGCTCTGGGCAAGCCCTTAGTAGATCCTCTAGTCGCGGGCCTAAACAAGGCGTTTCAGATCCTGTACACGTTCAAGACACTGTTGGTCGACGTAGGGACCATTGTCGCCAAGACATTTAACTCCTTCTTTTCAACACTGTTTGCTCCCTTCATGGGGGGCTCATTTGTGTCAAGTATAAAGGGACAGTTTGAGCAGTTCACAGCCCCGCTTAGACAACTCCTTGAGCAGGAAGAGGGAGGTCAGGCCGTTGGCGGATTGCTGGAGAATGCCCTACTAGGTCGAAACCCCGACAAGGTACCAAAGGTTATAAATGGGCTCGTATCCACGATCCGAGAGTTCCGAAATGAACTCAAGGCCGCAGCCGAGGAAGCTGGTGGACCGTTGGCCCGACTGCTGGGCTCAGATAGAGCGGAAGGATTTAGCCCGCTCCGAATCCCATCGCTACCACTAGGAGACCCTACCGTCTTTAACAAGGGTTGGGATACGCTCAGAAGTACGATTGAGGAGCTTGGCAAAGGCGTATTGGCTCTGGCGCAAGCATTCGCCAAGTTCAAGATCCGTGAATTTGCCGACACTCTCAGATTGACGGCTGAAGTCATCAGACTGGTGGGTAACGCCTTCTTGGGTGCGGCAAACCTGGCTGCAAGTTTCTTCCAGGCTCTGTCTGGAATTCTTAGCCTGCCGGTTGTCGAATACTTAAACCAGATCAGAATCGCTACAAAACTGATCGGCATTAGTGATCTCGTTGACAACTTAAAGATCCTAGTCCTGGGATTTGTCGGGATCAAGAACATTCTGGCAACAGTCCAGACGACATTCACGGCCTTCCAGGCAGGCTTGAAGGGCATTGCGATAGCGTCACAGACGCTACAAGTCCCGCTAGGGGCTATGACAACGGCCTTAGCCGGCATGAGCTTCACCGGACGGGCCTTCGCGACTGCCGGTGACGTTGTGGGCAGAACGATTGACAAGCTTGGCACAGCACTGGGCTATACAGCCGAACAACTTCAAGGGTTCAAGCACGACCTAACAAGTATTGACGGTGTAACTAAGACCGTTAAGAGCAGCATGAGGGGCCTGATTGGCCAGATGATAGGTGTAAACCTTGCGTTTGCTGCATTCTCCCTGGGGCTCGGCATTGTCATCACAGCCATCAGCAACTTCTACGAGGAACAGAGGAAGGCAAGAGAAGAGGCAGCAAGCCTAAACAAGGCACTAAATACCTCTACTAACGAGCTCCTCAAACTCGCACAATCAGCTGACAAGATTGACGAATCGAAGTTCTCGATGAAAATTCAGCTCATGCGGAGTGAGCTGGAAAAGCTGATCGAGAAAGGGGAGGAAACCGCCAAGGCTCTCCAGGAAACGGAGAAAACACTCGCCCGTATAAAGGCTCAGAAAGCAGAAGAAAAGGGGAATCCGCTGGCAGCTGCGGTAAGGATTCTCATGCCTGACCTCGATCAGGCTGAAGCCGATGTTGACAAGGCTTTAGGAACTAGGCAGAAGACTTTGCGCCAGCAAAAAACCACCGCTGAAGCGCAGGCACAGATTCTCGCTGACAAGATCGCCTTCGCTGAGCGCGTCGAGCGCCAAAAGGAAGAAGGAAAGCTGCTAGCCCAGCAGCGCAAGGGTATTGAAGAGGACGTTGCAAAACAGCGCAAAGAGCTAGCTAAGCAAGTAGCCGATAAAGAGTTCTCCATGCGAATGGAGCTAGAGCGTGAAACGCTTCGATTCACAAAAGAGCGCTCCACCTTCCAGATCGACCAAGCTAAGAAAGCAGCTGACGCTCTGATTGATGGTCAGACCGGTGCTGGTGCAGAGGCCATCAGAGCTCTGAACGAATACATCTCAACAAGAGATAAAGCTGACGTAGAGCGCCAGATCAACGAAAAAGAATTCGAGCTCACCATCCAAGAAATGGACAAGGAGCTGGGTGACTTCAAGCTGCAGATCGCAGAGAAGATTGCAGAGATCCAAAAGCGAGTTGGCAAATTCCAGATGCAGGTGGCGGACTACCAAGTCCAGAAAGCTATCGACGCAGCCAACGCCGCCAACGGAGCCGGCAACGGCAATCCCACCCCCGGAGCGCCAACGGGAACCGGAAACTCCGACAAGGTCGTCCGTTTCTTCATGGCTAAGGGCCTGCCCAAGATCTCGGCAGCCGCCCTTGCAGGCGGAATGATGCAGGAATCCGGGTTGAAAGCTGACGCAATCAACCCCACCTCCGGTGCAGAAGGCATTGCTCAGTGGAATGACAGCCGCAAGCAAGACATGATCAATGCTGGAGCTCGAAACAGCTTCGACAAGCAGCTGGAGTTCATGTGGAAAGAGCTGATGACCACCGAGTCAGAGGCGATGTCCGCATTGAAAGCGGCCAAGACCTTGAATCAGGCTCTACTCGCCGCCGCTAAGTTTGAGAGATTTGACGGCTACAAGAAGATTGGCTCAGGCACCGAATGGGGCGACCGAGTTGGATACACGAAAGGCATTCTCGCCGGTGCAAGCCTTGGGGGACAACAAGTAGGCCCCGGAACCATGACAGGGGGCATGGGTATTCAGACGAAGATCATCAACGATGCAGTCAAGGCAACACAGGGCTTGACCGGAGTAAATAACCAGTGCGCCGAGGCTGTCAAGCGCTTTATGAAAGTCATGGGGGTAAATGCGTCGGTGATGGACAAGAGCGCCGTGTCTGCTGAAAAAATGGGCATGGTGATGACCGACTTCTCACAGCTGCGCCCAGGGGACATCGTGGCGCGAGGACAGCGTGGTAAGCCAGAGCACGTCGGTGTCTACACCGGCGGATCGAACGTCTTCCACCAGAGCGCCACGAGAGGACTGCAAGCCGGTAACTACGCTGACCTCGGTTACTTCAAGCAGAAAGGGTACTTCATCCGTCCTGGTACGCAGTCGCAGGTCGGCGATGTGGGCACAGGCACAGCCGAGAAACCTCAGCTTGACCTATCCGGCATTGACCTCAAAGCTGACACCTCTGGTCTGGATGCCATCAGCCAAAAGATGAAGGAAGTGAAGCAGCGCTTCGTTGAGCTGAAGGCCGAGATGCTGCAAGCCGACACGGCCGAGAAGATGAAGACCGTTGTAAGAAAAATCTTCGGCGCTGTAGACCTTACGGGTCTAAGAGAACAAGAAGCATCCCTCAGGTCTCAGAGAGATATCGTCTCAGATATCACAGACCCCGAGAAATACCAGATTCTTATCGACCTGAAGGGCAAGGAGGGCGCGAAGGAGGAAGCTCTTAAGATCTATCGAGAAGATGCGCTTGAGAAGTTTAAGCAAGGAAAGCTGACGCAGGAGCAAATGAATGAGATCGAACAGGAGATCACAAAAGAAAAGGCCAAGTTCCTTGCGGATCTAGAGCGGGAGAGGGAACTGCGCGAGAGGATTCTGAACATTCAGCGTCAAGCAGCCATGATCCCGCAAATGAAGGCGGACATGGCAGCCTCCGCGCTTGGATTCAACCAAGAGGTCGCCAAACGAAGAGCAGGAATGCAGGTTGGACTGTTCTACGACCCTCGTCAACAAAGAATGGCAGAGGCTGAGGGTGCCATTGAGTCCTACAGGCTGGGTATAACCAAGAACGATACTGTTGAGATGGGCCCGGCGCAGCAAGAAGAGTTCAATAAATACAAGGATCAGCAGCTTCTACAAGCCCAACAGCTTGGTGAGCTGGATGCCATTGAGAAAAAGATGGCAATGCTGAAAGAAACTGCTTCTGGGATAGGTCAAGCAATGTCCAATGCCATAACCTTTGGTGTGCGCGACATCATCACAGGAGCCAAGACCGTGAATGAGGTTCTCGGAGATATGTTCAAGAGTATTGGTGATTCCTTCATACAAATGGCCGCAAAGATTATTCAGGAGATGATCGCGATGCTCATCTATAAGACGCTGCTGGGCATCTTTATGCCCGGCGCCGGACCCGGCTCCGCAGGTGGGGGCGGACTGGGTGATTTATTCGGGGGGCTCTTCGGTGGCGGTAAAGCAGCAAGTGGTGGTGGTACGGGAGGAGCCGGCGGCCTGTTTGGCGGCGGGCTCGACCTGGGCGGAGCTCTGGGAATTGGATCGGCCAGTGGTGGTGGATTCTCGCTTCCAGGCCCCGATTCGGGTTTCATGAAACTGCCCCACATAAAGAGCGCGAACGGAAATATCCTGGTTGGAGGCTTCCAGGCTTTTGCAAAAGGTGGCATAGCCAACAGACCAACCTTAGGGCTAGTCGGAGAAGGCGCCTATAACGAAGCCATCGTGCCGCTCCCGAACGGAAAGGCAATTCCAGTGGACATGAAGGGCAGCGCTGGTGGCGCTATTACGACTAATATCACCGTCAATGTTGATCAGAATGGTCAGACCCAATCTGAATTGACTGGGGATAAGGCAGGTAAACTCGGTAAGGCCCTTGATGCTGCGGTTAAGCGGGTCATCCTTGAGGAAAAACGGGCAGGGGGTATTTTAAGTGGCCGATAAGTCCTTAAGCCTAGACCTCACCATTAATGTTGGTGAGAAAATAACGCACCGTGTCAGAAAGTATAAGTTTGCTGACGGGTATGAGCAAATTCAGAAGGATGGGATAAACACGAGAATAACTGAGTACGCAATCACAACAAAACCACTTACCGCCGCGACAGCAGCTCTGCTTATAAAGGATCTTGACGCTGTAGCTCAAGGAGATTTCTTCTTAGCCACCCTAAAACCTTTCTCGACAACAAATAGACGTTACAGGCTGAAAGAAAATGGATACCAACAAACATTTATGCCCCAATCAAAAAAATCGGTCTTTACTTTTACTCTGATTGAGTCCTTTGCGCCATAAGTCCAATGGCTAGATATCCTATTGCAGCCACTGGCACTCTCGACCTGACTTACATAGGTATTTCAGATCTGCTCAAGGCTAAAAAAGAGTTACAAGAGGTAGAAGAGGCTTTCTACAAGGAACGAGCTGAGCTGGTTAACAACTATCCTATGAAGAAAAAGGATATTACGGCCACGCAGATAGAGGCGATATACGATTCAAAGCTAGGTACAGAACCCTGGAAATATGATTCAAGATTTACCGCCTCTGGCTCTACGCTGAAGAATGTGCCCTACCCACCCGGGCCACCGGCCGCGCCGCCGGGTATGCCCGCCGTAAGGCGGGGCAACACACCAGACGTGTACTGGGTCGCCAACTACCCCAACACCCCAGGCACGACACCGTCATCAGGTTATCCCGCGATCAGCGAGCCTGACTA